TGATGAAATGAACTATATAGATGACTTACGCTCTGACTTAGAAAATTTAAATTACTATAAAGGACCTGAAGGCATTGCTAAGATAGATCGTTTACAAGAAGATGTTGCTAAAGGTAAGCGAGGTAAGACTAGAGGTAGAGAATTATTAGAAGATATTGTAAAAAGTAAGATAGCATTCCAACCCGTAGAAGTAACTAACAAATATAGATCTGGTGAAAAAGTCGTGCCCCCTTTGTCGAGAGAAGAATTGCAAAAAGCTGGGTATACTGTATCTCCAATAGAATATACAAAGGCAGCATTTGAAAAAGATATTATAAGTAGTAGGGCTGAACTAGATAGTACTACAGATGTAAATGAAAGAAGTATTATAGAAAGAAGAATAAGATATTTAAAATCTTTGTATAATATATCTGGTAAACCTTTAGAGAACAGATACAATACTTTAAGAAGTATGATAACTGGTAAAGGTTATACATTTAGAGACTCTGAAATAACTAAAATAGGAGACTTACCTGCACAATTAAAAGGTGTACAAGATGCTTTAGATGGCACACTAAAAAATAATTTCCTAAGTGACGTAGAAAAAAGACTAGCTGTATCAGAGTTTACAAAGAGACTAGATAATATATTACAAGATCAATCAGACTTTGATGTTTTATTAATTAGTTTAGGTGCAACAGAAACTATACCTTTAAATGAATTATCTAAAATATCTATGGGTAATCCTATTATAAGTAAAATAACCAAAGATGTTAAAGGTAAAATCATACCGCAATTCGAAAAAGAAACTACTATGCAATGGTCTCTACAAGGTGATAGTCCTAAGATGAAAGATTCCTTTAAAGGTGATTTGCCTAAACTACGAGAACAATTAGTAAATGAGCTACAAAGACTAATGGGGCTAGGTCCAAATGATTTAGAGATAGTAAATAATTTTTTAACAAACACAGGAGAAGCTCTTAATGGTGGATTTTTAATAGACTTTGCAACAGTAGATGTAGCTACAAGAATGAGAACTATAGCTACTTTACTTAATAGTGGTGTGCCTATAGAACAAGCTACATTAGTAGTACCTCAGATAGTGCCACAAAATAAAATAATAATAAGCACAAATGCTAATGAGCCTTTTGCTTTTAACCTTAAACAAGATCCAAGATTATTTACACTACATCACGAAACAATGCATGCCTTAATGGTAAATGGTTTCTTTACAAAAGAAGAGACTAAAGTATTAAAAGACGCTGCAAAAAATTATTGGATTAAACAATATGACATAAGTAATAGACCTGGTGTAGATAAATTAACACAAGAACAGTTACAAGAAGAAGCTATAGCTAACGCTTTTGCAGGTTACATGGCAAACAAATATCAACCAAGAGGTTTTATTGCTACACTATTCTACAGACTAAAAGCTTATTTTAACTCATTAGCTAATGTACTATTTAATAATACATATACTGATGCCAATGAAATATTTGAGCAAATAGATTTAGGTAGAGTTAAGAAGAGAAAGTATAATGCTGAAGTACAAAGTTCACTGGATTTATCTTATAGAAATGCTGCTTATATAGCAGGCAAAAAAATAAAAGATATAAAAAATCAATTAGAAACCTCAGCAGTTAAGGGGGGCACCGCGGAAAATGTGGGTCTTGTAGGTGTTAGTACGCAAAACAAAGCTGGTAATATATTATTAAATAGTCCTGCTATACGTAATGCAGTAAGCGCAATGACTTTAGAAGCTTCTAGAACTTCACCAGAATTAGGTTTAGCAATAGATAAAATATATAATTATGTTAATCATCTAACAGGTAACCAAAATGAAACAGGTTTACCTACAGTAGATGACATTATAGAAATGGATAACTTAATAGTAGACACGAAAAAACTATTAAAAGATATAGATTATCGTAATTATACAGGAGCTGGTTTAACCCCACCAGGAGTTAATAGAGCTACTTTATCTAATTCTCTAAACAGACTAAGGCAAACTCTTACTACACCACAACAAAAAGATGCAATGCAGTTATTAACAAATTTAATTTATACTAATTCAGGATTAGACTCTGCACTTAATTCTACACAAAGAGGCAGAAGTTTAGACATAGCTGCTACTATATTTGCAACTAGATTAACTGAACAGAATGTAGCATTGGCTAACTCTCCTGTTATAATGTATCATGGTAGTAAAAAAGAATTTGAAGTTTTTAAAAGACAATTCAAAGATGATTTCTTTTATCATACAGGCAGCCTTGTTGCTGCTAACATAGCAGTTGGTCGTAAAGCTGACGCTAGTCCTAGTATTATTATGAAACTTTTACCTGACATAAAGAACCCTTTGCGTATGAAAGACATAGGTACTTGGGATGCTGACACTATTTTAAATGAGTTAAACATAAGTGATACTAGAGGCAGAGGAGCTTTTTCAACTAAGAAAGGGGTGTTTGTATCTTCTGACATGGAGGCTGCTATAACTGGACCAGATGGTGTAGTAGATTATGAGTTAGTAAATATATTGCATCAACAGATATTTACACCAGAAGAAACTCTAAGATTAAAAAAAGCTTTTAAACGTGAAGAAGATATAATACAAAAATTAAAAGAAGCTGATATAGAAGAGGCACGTAAAAAAATAGATGCAGATGATTTAGCTGCGCAAGCTACAATGGTACGTAAAATAGAAGGTCAATACAATGATAAACTAGACAAGGCGAAAGATGAAAGACTGGTAAATGCGTTAAAGAAAAAAGGTTATGACGGTATAGTTTATTTAAATTTAAATGAAGCATCTTCTATAGAAGGAGGACCTAGAGATTCATATATAGCATTTAACAATGAACAATTAATACCAGCTAAAGAAATACCTGCTGATTATGATTTAGGCAGCCCTCTGTTTAGAGCATCTTTAAGCTCTAATCAAGATCCTTCCGCCACAGATTCTACATTAGATGAGTTTCCAGAAATGAATAGACAACAAGAAAACCAATCAATAAGAATTGTAGACAGATTAGTAGAAGATTATAGAAAAGCCTATGATGGCAATGTGAAACAAAATGAAGAGCAAGTTGTAGAAAGATTAAATAAATATAATAAAATTGCTACACATATAAGAATATGGGCAGCAAATAATCCTATATTTGCTCCTCTATATAATACAGTAAAGAGTAGAGAACAATTTACAACATCATTACAATTTCAGTTGCAACAACTTTTATCAAGAAACTATCAGCCTGCTATGAAAGATACAGAGACAAATATAAATTTAACTAAAGCATTAGAAATATCTGCGCAAGTACCTGGTAGATATACACCAGATAGACCTTTAGATCAAGGAGGTAGAATTACTTTTGTTGCTAAGGAAAATGGCAGAGGCGCAGGTAGCACAGTAAAAGCAGGAGATATTGTAGTGTTGCAAGGTGATGCAGCTCAAGCGTATCTTGATGTACAAGAAGCCATGCAAATGGCTAATAAAGAAATTATTAGAGGATTAATGGCTAATGAAAATGTTACTCCTATGTTAACGTTTGCTATAGGCGTTATAAAAGCTAACAGACCTGACTTAGCCAACATTACATTTGGTGATAATCAAACACCCATAGTAAATTATAATGAAGAGCAAATACAAAACATGGAATATGACGAAGTTAAATTTATTGTTGATGCTTTAAAAGACCCTGCCACATATCTACAACCTAATAATAAATATAGCCCAGAATTAGCTAAAGTAGCTAACTCTGTACTTAGTAAAGAATCTACAGAAAGAGATGCTGATGGTTCTATTATAAGAACTACAGGAGTAGGTACAGGATTAAACGCTTTAGTACAAGAACTGTTTACGTATAAGACTTTTAAACAAAATGATTATGTACCACTTCAAAGATATGGTAATTATTTTATAGCTGTAAAAGATGCAGACGGTAATGTGATAGAATATAGAATGTTTAATAAAGGAAAGTTTTTTGGTAAATTTTTAAATGAAGAAGATGAGGTTAGAAAACAACTAAAAGAGAAGTATCCTAATATAAATATAGATAGTTTAGAAACTAGAGAAGTAGATATACAAAACTTAAGACAAGGAGCTAATGCTGATCTATCGCATATGGATTCTATAGCACAGTTCTTATCAGATTTAAATGCTAATAATTACATAGATGTTAGAAAAGAACTAGAAACGCTAATTAACAAAAAAGTTGGTGCAGACATACGTGGTTATGGAGTATTCTTAAAACCTAGAAAAGAACAAGGCGGTGTTCCTGGATTTAGTATTGATTTTGGTAGAGCTATAAGTCAATATTTAACACTTGCTTCTGGGTTTGCTGGTAAAAATAGATTTAAAACTACAGAGATAAGATTGTTAAATGATGTCAAGCAAAGTGGTAAGAAAAATTTAAGAGATGCTGTCACTAGGTGGTATGAATATTCTGACGATCCTTATCAAGAGTTTGCACTGCCTAGAAGATTAGGTTTCTGGTGGTATCTAGGGGGCAACATATCATCTGCTTTACTACAGACAATGAGTATACCACAGTTTGTTTTTGGTAAGCTAGGTACTTTTTCTAATACAGCAATAGCTACTAAAGAATTAATGATAGGACTAAACGATGCTAGGAAGATGTTGTCTTTACCTGGAATTACTCAAGATAGATTTGAACAAAGAACTTTACAAGATATATTTATGGACTTTAGTAAAGCACCAGAAGATGTCAAGCAAGATTATCTTAGAGAAGTAGCTAATGGTATAGTAAAACCAGGATCTGCTTTTAAAGAATCTGGTATGCCTACAGATCAAGTTAATTACAGAACCTCTAATAGAATTAGAGAAGGTTTAAAAACCGCAGAGAATACTATAATGGGTGGTGCTTTTGCTACTATGGAAACATTCTCACGTACTGCCGCATACATTGCATCATACAGATTGTTTACTAAAAATAAAAAAGCTAGAGAAAAAGCGCATAAATATTTTATGCATGATGCTAACTATAGATATTCTTTACAGTTAAACAATAATGAAATTAGCCCCAGAACATTAGCGCAATTTGTTATAGAAGAAGACTTCGGCGTTTATGGTAAGACCGAGAGACCAGCAGTGATGCGTGGTCCTGGTTCTGTAGTATTCTTATTTAATACATATGTAGCGCAGATGCTAAGTCAAATATTTAGAAACCTAACAGACAGAGGTTTGCTTGGAAAAGAAATGGCTGCGAAGGCGCTAGTAATGATAGGTTTAACTGGTGGTTTATTTGCTGTTCCTTTCTTTGATGATGCTGCATGGTTAGCGGAGTTTATATACAACACAGTTACAGGCATAAGAACAGACAGAAGGCAAGTTGTTAAAAGATTTTTTAATGACCACGGTTTTGGTTCGGGTGCAATTGAAGCTATGGAAAATGGGTTAGTAAATAAATGGCTAGGTTTTGATTTATCTAGCAGAGTTAGATTTAATGTTCCTGGTATACAGCAAACAAAAGCATTCTTAAATATGGCAGGCTTGAACTCGGGAGCTCGTGGCGAAGAAATTCTTGGTGCTTTTGGTAGCATGACATTTGGTAATGCACGTGGTATAATAGATAAAGTAGAACAAGCGGGTGGTTTAGCACAACTAGATGGTTCAGATTACATGAAGATTATAGGAGGCGCTTTACCTACATTTATGAAAAACTTAATAACAGCTACAGATTATTATACAGGGGGTCCTATATTCTCAGGCAAAGGAACTCTACTAATAGATAATCCTACAGCATACCAAGGGTTTTTAAAAACAATAGGTTTTAATCCTACTGAAATAGCTAAAGCACAACAGTTATTATACTTAGAGAAAGTAAATGGCGGTGTTACTGCAGAAGCTAGAAAAAGATTTAATACTAGAATTAAAAATTATTACAGAGATCTAATGATAAACAGGGATAACCCAAAAGAACTAGCTAAACTAGCAAAAATAGAAAGAGAAATTATACAAGACTTAATTAAGTTTAATAGCAACTTGCATCCTGGATTAAAGTTTTCTCCAAACGTTTATAGGTTGATGCAAGAAGCTATGAAAGATGTAAATAAAATTTACAGAATAAGTGGCGGTAGTACATATGAGATAATGTCTAATTTACAGGACTATCAAATATCTGGCATGGGATTGTTGCCAGCTAAACCATACTAACACATCCAAGAAACCCACTCTTTAGACTTAGAACCTTTAGGCTCATCAACTACTACAGGAACTTGAAATGTTACGCCATATTCTGGGTGTGTAAACCATAGTGCTTGTTGTGGTCTTTCAGATGTAAATCTATTTGAGTAAGCATACTCGTCATACCCCTTTGTAGAACCATTTACTATAGTACCTTTTAGAGATATGTACTGGTGGTAGTGCCCAAGTAAAACATAGTCAATAGTCTTATTTCTATTGTTGTATTCTTGTTTAATCTTTTGAACACCTCTAGCTATAGGACCTAGCATACCCACAATTCCCGTGCCCCCTGCCACACCGAGACGATCACCGTGTGTTAGTAGGTAGTTAACACCATATACTTTGTATATGGTATCAAAGCCTGTAGGTATTTGGAACTGTATACGCTTGTCATTTTTAAAATGTCTAGCTAATAAATTGTATAACATCCAGTCATAGTTGGTTTTCGCGGCTTGCTTGTGGCGATATTGCTTGTAAGTTCTTGAGTGATTACCAAAGGTACAGGGAACGAATACTTTTCCAAAAACTTTAGCAAATTTTTCTAGTGCCCATGTCATATTGTCAAGCAAATCTAATACATGTTCTATGTTAGAACCGTCATTGTTTTCTGCCAACTCATCATGTATATCACCAGATATCATATCGCCACCCAAGGCACAGATTATCCCTGGATATTTAGGATTAACCATGTGATTAGTACATAAGTCAATAGTAGTATCTACTACATTCTTAAATCTTCTTAGAGCAATCTCTCTATTGTATTCATTAATACCATTAACAGCTTGTTTATCTACAACCTCACCCCAATGGAAATCAGATAGAAATATAGTCGGCACACCTGGTGCACCTTTTGCGGGTGTATTTTTAGTTAACCACTTAGGTGGTTTTATCTTATGGTTTTCTGCCTTAATAAGATTGTTCTTTAATTTTTGATGCGCCAAATTTTCTTTAGCTAATACATCTACTTGTCTTTTAATATCACGCATCTCTGCATCATGTGCATACTGTTGTTCTATCAATGCTGCTTCAGCATCGGGGGGCACGACTGTGGGTTTAATCCCTTGTAGTTGTGCTTGTTCTATTCTTTCTAGTAGTGTGGTACGTGGTATGCCCAGCTCTCTAGAAGCTGCGGCTTTGTTGCCTTTGTTATTAATTACTGTGTTTAAAGCATCAATTAATATATTTTTTGCTGTTGGTTTAGCCATAGTATTCTCCTGTAATTGTGGTATATTACCATTAATTTTGCCTATTGTCAAGTAAATTACACTGTGATATAATTATCTAATGATACAAACAGATGCAATAGAAATGACAGCCCCTGTTGTTAAGATCGGTGGGGATGCTGTTAAAGTAGAAGAATCCTCAGATGATTCTGAATCCAAAGAGTAAACAAAAATCATGAACAGAGCTGCAATGGAGCAAATGATGAAGAAAGCTCCCGCTTCTCAAAAGAGAAAGCGCAAAAGTCCTAGCGTAGATAAGCGTGTTAAGAAGTTAATGGCTAAACAGTCTAAGAAAAAATCTTTTATGTCTAACCTATCTAAACCCACACCTACTCTAACTAGGATAAAGAAAGATTTAAAAATGAAAAAGAATAAATTACAGAGACCATGAAGAAAAAATCTACAGTTAACAAAGCAGGTAATTATACAAAGCCTGGTATGCGTAAAGCTCTTTTTAATAGAATTAAAGCTGGTGGAAAAGGCGGAGCTCCAGGACAATGGAGTGGGCGCAAGGCGCAAATGTTAGCTAAACAGTATAAGGCAAAAGGTGGAGGTTACAAGTGATAAAGAAAATTAAAAAACTTATTTGCAAATTGTTTCACATAAAAGAATGTGAATGCGAAATGCCAAAGAAGAAAAAGAAAGGGAAAAAATAATGCCAATGGGAAAAGGAACTTACGGAAGTAAGAAAGGTAGACCACCTAAAAAAGCTAAGAACCAGAAACCAATGAAAGAAGTTAAGAATGGTAATGGTACAAAAGGAAAGTTAACTGGTGCACAGAAAACTTTACCTGCATTCTTGCAAAAGAAAATTGCAAAAGCTAAAAAGAAAAAGTAATGGCTCTTGCGAAATCGCAGAGAAGTTTAAAGTCTTGGACCAAACAGAAATGGAGAACCAAATCTGGAAAGCCCTCGACTCAAGGACCTAAGGCTACTGGTGAAAGGTATTTACCTTCTGCTGCTATAAAAAATTTATCAGCAAGTGAGTACGCTGCTACTACTAGAGCTAAAAGAAAAGCTAGAGCACAGGGTAAACAACATGCCGCTCAACCTAAGGGAGTTAGAAAGAAAACTAAAAAGTACAGGAAGGTATCTTAATGCTTAACTTATTAATAGGACCATTGACATCTTTACTAGGGGATACAGTCAAAGGTTTTGTGGCTACAAAAAAAGCCAAAGCCGATTTAGCTTTGACAGAAATCAAAGCACAAAAAAGTTTAAAGGAACAACAGATTGCAGGGAAGATATCGTGGGAAGCTTCTGCTGTAGATCAGATGAAAGGGAGTTGGAAAGACGAGGTAATTTTACTAGCCCTGTTAATTCCAGCGGTGCTAGTATTTATTCCTGGATGGACACCACATATCAAGGCAGGATTTGAAGCACTACATAGTCTACCAGATTATTATAAACATTTATTATATATTGCTTGCTCTGCAAGCTTTGGTATTAAAGGTGCTAAAGGCGCTATGGGATTGCTGTCTAAAAATGGCTCCAAGAATACCTAGAAAGAAAGGACAACCAGCTGGATCTAAAAAGCATTCAGACTTATACACAGATGAAAACCCGAAAGGAACAATCAAAGGACTTGGATTCAAAGATGAGTCATCGGCTCGCAGTAGCGTGTCTAAGATTCGTAGAAGCGGTAGAAGCCATGCTCACAAAACTCAAGCAGCTATTGCAATGGAGCAACGAGCTCGCGTTGCAGGTAAGAGTAAGCCTGCCGCTATATATAGGAAGTTTATTGAAGCCCAAAAAAAGAAAACAAAAGCAAGACGATGAACATGAGAAGCATTGGGGAATAGGAGGATTTTAATGTTTGAAGAACTTAAGGAGAGAATAAAAGAACACGAGGGATATAGGGGTATCGTATATAAAGATAGCTTAGGATTCGCTACCATAGGATACGGTCACCTTGTCACTAAGGAGGATAACTATGAAGAAGGTGTTGAATATAGTCAAGAACAATTGGAAGCCGTGTTTGAAAGTGATTTTCAAAATGCCTGTGATTGTGCTGACATGGTCGCTCAAACAAATAATATCAATCTTGACGATCATCCGCAACCAGTTAAAGAAGTTCTTATAGAAATGGTATTTCAGCTAGGTGTTGGAGGTGTAAGTAAGTTTAAAAAATTCTTAGCAAACTTATCTACTAAGACCTATCACCTAGCCGCAGATGAAATGCTTGATTCGCGTTGGGCAAAACAAACCCCCATGCGTGCGGAGAAACTGTCTTATATTATCAGAGAACTAGCACACTAGATGTCTTTTCTAGTAGCTAACGTACCACCTGTAAAAGTTTGGGTTAAGAAACAATATCTCTATGACCTAGAAAGGGGGCACGGAGAATACGTAGAAGGCATATGGACTACTGTTAAATCTATACAAGGCAGAGCTTTGTATTTTGAAACATATATACCAGAGTATGCTGCTCTCTACGATAAGCTACCAATTAGTGCTTTCGTTAGTTCGCCGAATGTTAAAGATGATTTACCCCTAGAAGAACTAGAATTGTGGGATGCTTTTAGTTATCATATAACAGTGATAGAAAAAATTACTGTACCACCTAGAGCA